CGTAATTGTGGATCAGCGCGCCGCCGGTCGAGACGCCCGTGCTGTTGATAGTCGTCGTTCGCCCTGGTGAGGAGTAGTCAAGCGCCGCGCCCAGCGACAGCGTGGCCCCGCTCGCGACTGAGATTGCCGCCGTGCTCGACGCCGCGCCGAGAGCCGTAGCCGAGTTGGCGTTGAGCGTACCGGCGGAGACGGTGACGGTGCCGGTGAAGGTGTTCGCGCCGCTCAGAACGAGTGTGCCGGTGTTTGTCTTGGCAAGATTACCCGTTCCCGTGCCGTTGTTTGCGATGATGCCCGCGTAAGTCAGCGTCGTTGCGTTCGCAACATCGGTGGTGCCGGTTCCACTGCCTGTTGACGGCCCGAGAGCGATGCCTCTATTTACACTGAGAGTGAAGTTGGCTGTTGTTGCCAGCGTCGTGCTTCCGCCGATAACGAGATACGCAGCTGTTTCCGCTACCGGCGCGGTTCCAAGGTTAGCATCTGAACTGATTCGAAGCGTGCCGTAATCAATTTGCGTAGGAGCCGCGAACGTGTTGGAGCCTGTAAGAACTACAGTTCCGAGATCTGGGTTGTTGCTGCGTCCGAAGAGAAGCGCAACCAGCGTGCCGCTGCTGACGCTGATCGCGCCCGAGAACGTAGCCGTCGTTCCTGTGGCGGCTCCAAGACGCAAACCTTGACCGCTCAAACCGGACGACCAAGAGATGTTGGACGACAAACCCGCACCATCGGCCGTGGCGCGGATGTAGGTGTTATTGGTCGCCCCAATCGAGCTTCCGATCTTTACCGTTCCTGCGTAGGCAAGGATGACAGAACCACCATCAACGCCGGTAGCGCCCGTACCGCCAATAGACCAGTTGCGCGTCGAGTAGTTGAGTGCCGCGCCAATTGAGAGTGCCGCTCCTGAAGTCAGCGTAACGCTGCTTGTGTCCGTACCGAGAGCCGTGGCTGAGTTGGCGTTGAGCGTACCGGCGGAAACAGTAACGGTGTTATTAAAGGTGTTGTCGCCAGTCAAGGTCAATACGCCTGAACCGTTTGAGGTCCAAGCAGTCGTTCCTCCAATGGGCGCAGATATCGTCAGTCCGCCTGCCGAATTGGCGGTAATGCTTGGCGATGTTCCTGCTATGGTTAAAGCACCTGTTCCCGTCCGCGCAATTGTTTGCAGCCCCGAAAGATTGGCCGTTGTGATGTTATTGAGCGTAACGGTAACTGCATTTGCAATTGTTGCAGTCCCGGCGGTTGCTGTCGTTCCCGAAAAACCAAAGTTGGCACTGTCTGCGCTCGTAAACGTGTACGCAGCAGGAGTCGCTGTTCCAGCCGAAGATGTAGACCAGAACGCTGAACTGGTATTCCATGCCCCTGTCAACGTGCCAAAGCCGGCCGTTGCGCCGTTGAGGTCAAAGTATCGAACAGCCATCGCTCATCTCCCTTCGCTCAGACGAGCGTGACAACCACGCACTTGTAAGTGGTCCCGCTATAAACAACATCTTCTAACGCTACGCTGTACACGGTCAGGCCCGAGGGCGGCGTAATTGTCGCTCCTGCCCATCCGGTAATTGCGTTCGCTCGCAAAATGACCCAACGGCCTGCGGTCAGCGATGCGCTTGAAAGATCGAACTGCTGCGGCGTGTTCCCGCAAGCGTATGTTCCCGTGACCGTGATCATCCAATCAAGATTGCCGGTCGAGGGAAAAGACGCTCGATGCACTCGAAGAAGCGGCATGCGCTACACCGTCCCCGGCAGGGTGAACCACACATCGACGATAGCAGCCGGTGTCGTCGCGACGACCGTGACGGTCTGGCCTGCGGTGACCGAGGTCGATGTGATGGTTCCAGTTCCCGAAGTGCCGCTTGTCGCGATGGTGACGGTCCCCTTGGAAACACCTGCAACGGAAACCGTAAACGTGGCGGTCGAGGTAGGACCCGTCGTGCAAGCAAATTGAGCCGTACCTCCGAGCGTAAACGTTCGAGCGGCCACGAACCGTAGGATGGTCGCGCCCGTGGTCGGCGTACCCACAACCTCGCCCGAGATGTCGTAGGGCTGAGCGGGGATTGAGGTCAGGTAGTTCTGATTTTTGACGAAGGCAGTCGTAGCGATGGTCGTTGAACTGTCGCTTGTAGATGCGGTTGGAGCGGTCGGAGTGCCTGTCAACGTAGGTGACGCGAGCGGGGCATAGGTCGAGGCTGCGCTGGTCGTCGTAAGGTAGCCCGCGATGCTCGCGCCCGCCGGAATCGTTACCGTACCCGTGAACGTAGGCGATGCCAGGGGTGCGGCACCTGTCACATCTGCCACAGGAATCGTTGCAGAGGCCGTAAACGCGCTCGTGCCACTTCCCTTGACGTAGCCGGTCAGAGTCGTTGCGCCCGTACCACCATTTCCTACGGCCAGTGTCCCCGAGACGTGCGTGGTCAGGCCGATCTTGCCCCAGCTTGGAGCCGTGTTGACGCCACCCGAAATCAGCGAATTGCCCGTCGCCACAGCCGGAAGGTTGTTGAGCGATGACGTTCCGTTGGCGTAGATGATGTCGCCAATCGTGTACGATTTCATTCCCGTGCCGCCATTGGCTGCGGAAAGACCGTTTGCGTTAGACAGGGTGAGACCGACAAAGGTAGGCGAACTCGTGGTGGCAATGGACTGCGGCAGCGTCAGCGTCACGTCGCCCGCAACCGCAGACGTTCCTCCGTTCACGAGGATTTGGCTCGCGGTACCGGCAAGGGACGTCACGGCATTTGACGAGAAGCTGGTGATGTCCGACGTCGTCAACTGGCGGAAGCTCGGATTTCCGCTCGATCCTGACGGAGCCGCAAGAACGTACTTTGCGGTCTGCGAACCAAAAGCCGTACCGCCGATGGTTGTGAACGAAGGGGCCGACGCGCCATCGCTTACGAGCACCGTACCGGCGACACCCGCCGCGGTCACGCCCAACGCTGTAGAACTCGCACCGTAAACCGCGCCGCCTGGCGCGACCGTCAAAGCCGCGCCCGTACCGCCGTTAGCGAGCTTAAGGACGCCGGTAACGTCTCCGCCTGTGGTGTTCGACGAAAGGGTTACGGCTGAGGCCGGGGACTGAACCACACCGTCGACCACATGAACGATGCCCGTTCCAGCGACCGAAGGAACGGTCGTGTGCGTGTGCGTCGGCGTCGAGTCGCCGAAGTAGACCGTGAGGTTTCGGTTGCTTATTGAAGCCCGCGCCTCAAAGAGCAGGTACAAGCGCGTGTTCGTCGAAGCCAGCGTTGTTCCGCCGGCAATGAGCATCGACGCGATGTACTGCGCGATGACGCCCTTGTCGTACAGGAAGATGTTGTCCGTCTCGGCAAGCAACGTACCGGCTTCGGGGTTCGTCGAACCGTCGTAGGCGTATAGGCGAAAACGGATGTACGCCTGGTTATTGGCTGCTGCCGTAGTGTCGGCCCAAACGTTAAAGTCCCACAGACCTGCGGGAATGCTCGTGATTGACGGGTCGCTAGCGTCCGTCACGAACCCGCCAACGCGGGTCCAAGACCCCGTCGCAAGATTCGTCAGAGCGACGTTATTCTGTCCGGTTTCTGCTGTACGACCAAGCTGATAGGTGTTTGCCGGAAGATTGCCGCCGCTACGAGCCGTTCCCTTGTTCAAGAAGTAGGTGACGCCACCCCCGCCGGACCCTCCCTGCGGAATGTTGGCAGGAACGTACTCCGTACCGTCAAACTGAAGAATTTTGCCCACGGTCGGATCGGTTGTTGAAACAGGAAAACCCTGAATCTGGGCAACGGTTGGATTGGGGTACGTTCCCGAAAGGTCACCCCCTGCGTTTCCGGTAGGGGGTCCTCCTCCGCCGCCGCCAGGTGCCGACTTCCAAGACCCTCCGTCCAGCACCGAATCCCATGTCAGGACGTCGTTGTCGTTCGTACCGGCAAGCTCCGACGCTTTGCCATTACCACCGGAGAGAAGGACGGGCGTGGACATGAGAACTCCTCGACGGTCTTGTTTACGCGAACGCCCCCCGACCATAAGGCCGAGGGGCGCTGCGCTAGGTCACGAGTTGATGGAACTAGGCCAGCTCGCCAAAGGTCTTGAGGACGAGCACGATCTTCTTGCCCGCCACATCGGAAACGTACCCGACCTGCGTGGCGAAGTCGCCCGAAGCCAGCGAGCTGTAGGGCAGGATCGCGCCGCTATCGCCCACAAACGCCGGCTCGCCGACCGAAGCCAGACCGCCGAGGCTCGGAACCGCAATCTCGGCGTCGAGCTGCACGGTGACGTCGAGGGTGTCGATGCTCTTGATGATGCCGATGGCATTGGAAGTGAGGTCCGCATCCTTGTCGGCAAGCGCCAGCGGAGCGTTCGTCCCCGACGCAAGGCAGACGACCTTACCCACAGCCAGACCCGTCGCGGAATCGACCGTGAAAGTCTGGAGCGAGACACCCGAGGCGATGACGCTGACCTGCGCGTCAACGTAACCCGCGGTCGCGAGCTTGCTGTCGCCGCCGCCAGCCGAGTCGGACGAGATGGCAAAGCCGTCCGCCGCCGTAGTCGCCGCGCCGATGTTGAGGGTGTCGCCCGTGACCAAACCCGAAGCCGTCAGGTCCGTACCCGAGATTGCCGCCGTCGAAACGATAGGCAAAGTGACGTCGAGCGACCCACCAGCGGCGTCGTTGTACGCCAGACCAGCGATCTCCTTGACCTTGCCCGCGCCCGCACTGAACACACTCTTGATGCTAGCCATTGCTGCCTCCTACTGCCCCGAGGAAATCTCGGTGGTAATGACCCCGGTCTCGGAGTCGAACGTGAATTCGGTCTGGATGCCCGTCCGCTCGCGCACACGGCTCATCCACTCGTTGTGCCTTGTTTCCGCCTTCGACAGTCGCTCGCCGCACTCGGCGACTGCCTTTTCAAGGGCGAGCACGCGATTCTCTGGGTCGATGCGCGCAAGCAAGACAAGACGTTCCAGCCGCAGTCTTGCGGCTCTCTCGTTCGACGCCTCGCCCTCTAGAGCGGCGGTCACGAGCTGTCGATGCTCGTCATCAAGCAGCTTCACAACGGGTTTGGGCTGCGGCAGGTCGGACAAAGACACCTTCGGCTTCAAGGCGTCCTTGGAAATCTTGGGCTTGGGACTTTTAGCCGTCATTGAGAATGATGATGCTTGGCTGAACGAACAGCCTGGTGGAAGTGTAGGCGGCTCCGATGCACTGAACCGCGTATCCTGATGCGGTCGGGGCCGTAAGCGTGATGCCACCGCTATTGCCCACAAAATAGGAAGCTCCAGGCGTCAATCCGCTTGTGATGAACAAACCCTGCGTCTGTACCTTGTTCGTGGTCGGGTCGAGCAAAAACCCGACAAACGAGGGCATGCTTGTGCCGTCCGAGGCCTTACACTCAATGAGCGTACCGGAAGGACCGATTCCAACACTTGTTCCCGCGGGCAAGGTTGAAGCAGCACCACCGAAGGTCGTTGTTCCGTCGCCACCGCCGCCGCCCGTCGCCAGCGCAGCAATGGAGTCAGTCGAGGTCTTACGAAGAACGCCACCCTGCGAAACGACCAAGTCCTCGTCGCCAGACAGCGGTTGGTGAGCCCTTGGGTAGATTTCAATGCGCGGAAACGCCATGAAGAACCTCTAGACGATGGTCATGCCCACGCGCGTCACGCCGTTGATGGTGCTGTTGCTTGTGAAGGCCATGTTGCCGGACAACAGCGTCAACGTGCTTCCGTTCGATGTGCCGGTGATGGCGTACTCCCCCGCGCCGCTCAGGGTCTTGGTGAAGATGGTTTGCCAGACAAGGGCTGCGAGGCTGAGCGTGTTGGCAAGCTGTAAACACGGCGACCCAACGGCGCTTGATGCGAGGCTGCTGTTTGAGACGACCAAGGGCGCAGACGCCGTCGCAAAAGCCAAGTTTGCGCGAACAGCCGCGCCGGTCGTTGAGATGTCAACGAGGACACGGTCGAGAAGACCTACGGCGTTGTTTTCAAAAGCGATACCGTTACCCGTGCCAGAAATCGAGGCGTAAACTTGCGTGGACTCGACTCGGATATCTCCTCGACGAAAACGCATGACATCTGCACTGGCCGAAGACTGCTTGGTCACAACGCAGTTTCGCAAGTAGACGCGAACCTTGTCCGAATGACTTGCGTCACACAGCACCGCGTTTTGAGCGGCCTGTCCGGTCGTGATGTAGACGTTGGACACGTCCACCGTAAACAGACCGGCTCCCGTGACCTTAAGCGCGGGCTGGGCCTGATTGCTTTCAATGAGCATGTTTCCGAGCGCGACCGTGTCATTGTACTTCTGCGTCGCCGAAGCACAGTCGATGGTCACGGGGCCAATCTTGGTTGCTCGACTTTCAGCTGTTACGTCGGAACCAACGATAAACGTACGATGCCGAGTGATAGAGAGGGCGGCAGGGTACTCGCCAGGGGAAACGTTGATGCGGACAAAGTCGGTAGCCGTGTAGTTGGCTGAAGCTGCGGTCAGGGCCGCACCGATGGTCGCAAACGGCCTTGACAACGAGCCGGTTCCCGCAGTGTCCGACCCGTTCTTGGCAACGAACAGTTCGCCGGCCAGGGTGACGAACACGCCCTGCGCCGCGAGGTCCGCGACGGATTGAGCGTTCGTTTTTCGCAGTACGCCACCCTGAGAGATGACCATGTCCTCATCGCCGACGAGGGGTTGATGTGCTCTAGGGTAGATTTCAATGCGCGGAAATGCCATCGGTGACCTCGATTACCAGAGCGCCAGAATCTCGGTGGCCGTCGTTCCGTTGGCCCAGACCTTTACGGCCTGCACCGTGAGCATGCCGGTCGGCACGTTCTTGAACACCACGTCGTGACCGTTGAGCGTCGTGACGCGAACATGCTTACCGGACCCACCGACACCAACGTACAGCATCCGCGAGTAGTTCGGAAGGTCGGCCAAGTCGTTCGGTGTCACGCTGGCGGCGGACAGGGCCGGATCGTTCGGAAGGACGTAACGCGGCATGGGAAACTCCTCGTCGGTCTTGTTTACGGTCCTCGACAAACGAAACGGCCCACCTCCCTTTCGGAAGGTGGGCCGATTCTCAGACCTTGGTCCGACTACCCGTGCGTGATGCCCGAGTAGATGACGCCCTGACCCGGCTTGTGGACGAACACCGCGAGATCCGCATAGTTCTGGAGCTCGACCGCGTTCTTGTCCTGCACGAGGCGGAAGAAGCGGTCCGGCATGCCCGGAATCTCAAACGTGGGCTTGCTGGAACCGACGAACAGCGCGTCGTTCGCGTCCATCAGCAGCGCGTCGGCGCTCTTGATGAACGGATGGCAGATGACCGTGATCTTGCCGTTGATGTGGTCGTAGGTCAGCGCCTGCGCCCCGTTCTCGGCCTTAGCGGGCGAGTACGAGCTGTCGAACATGCGGAGGCCCATGTTCTCGGCGTTCAGGTCCGCGAAGGTCTTGGTGCCGCAGAGGAACACGGCGTCCGTCATCAGACCCTTGTCAACCGCGAGGCTCGCGCCCTGAACGACCTTGGCCGAGCTGATCTCGCCCACGCTGGCGTACTCGTTGCCCTGAAGCAGGGTGTACGGGGTGCGCGTGATGCCGAACAGCTCGACGGTGGCCGGGTTGTACTGCTTGAAGAGACCCGCCATCTCGTTGTAGTTGGACGCGGCGGTTCCGGTACCCACCTTCGCACCCCTCGGGTAGACGTCATCGCCAGCGACGATAAGCGTCTCATTGCCCGAGATAGTCGTGAACGACAGCTTGCGGAGGTCCGAGTTGACCTTCACCAGCTTGGCCGTGCAGGGCTTGCCAGCAGAGTTCCAGAAGTCGAACTGAGCGCCCTCAAGGACGACCCAGATGCCGGTCGCCCACGTCGGCTCGGTGATAACGATGTCGCACGCGCCCGAACCCGTCGAGGTGTTGCTCTCGACCTTGCCAAGACCGACCTGGCCGTAGATGGTCGACAGCTCAAGGCGGGTAAACGACACGTTCGCCATGTCCTCAACGAGCCACGAGGAGGACTTCTTGAACGCGCGAGCACCAGCCGTCGCGGCCTGCGAGAGCGCCTTGTAGCTCAGCTGGCCACGGATGTTCAGCTCGCTGCCCTTGACCTGAGCCTCCTTCATGATCGCGTTGATCGCGTCATTCAGGTCAGAAACGCCGCCGCCCTCGCCCAGGTAGCTCACGCCCTGGTTGCTCTGGAGCACGCACGGAACAGCGTAGAAGGCACCGTTCTGCTTGTCGGCCGGAACGTACTTGATCTTCTGCTGAAGAATGGCGTGCTGCGGGATGAGATCGTTCAGATCCGGAGCGTACTGGGTCTTGAAAAGACCGTTGAGTGTAGAAACGTCATTCGCCTGATTCGACATGATGCCTTGCCTTTCGGGGCTTCGCTTTGCGAAGCGGAGGGGGTTATCGGACGTTGGGCTTACGTTCGTGCGGTCAGTTCCTTGTCGCTTTCCGCGGATAGCCTTGCGGCGTCCGTGTGCGGTCTGCTCCAAGAACCGGAGGAAAGGTGGTCAGATGGCGTGAGCGTCCTATCCCTTTCGTCCTTTCTTGTTTCCTTGCCAAAAAGAAATAGGGGTCGATACGGACTGTCCGTATCGGCCCCTAGATTTGACAGTCGAGGCTGGACTCGAACCAGCGTCCCGAGGCTCTCCCGCTGAGCTACTCGACTGCCAACCCTATTCCATCCCGTAGCTTTCCGGACGGCATGGTCATTCCATGCCGTACAGGTGTTTCATCCGCCACTCCTGCGGCGTCATCGGCTTGCGCGGGGCCTCGGTCACGGGCTTGCGAGCGGGAGGCGGAGGCGTCGAGGGCGCGGCCGAAGGTCCGCGAGTCGCCGCCAGCTTCGCTCGAATGGCCTCGGTTACCACGTCGTCGCCCAAGTACCTCAGAAGCTGCTCGCCCTTGAGTCCCTGCACCTGACGACGGTGGATGGTCTCCAGCCGCTTGTTCGCTTCCGCTGCCATCTGCGACGGCGTTAGCTCGACGCCGTAGTCCAGCGCCGACTCGGCAATCTCAGCCATCATCGGCACGAGCACCGTGCGCGAAAAGCCCTTGTCGTACCCGAGCGTTTCGACCGCCTGAATGAATTCCTGCTCGGTCTTCTCGAACACCTGCTGCTCGTACGCCTGCTGCTTGGCGCTCTCGGCGGCGGTCTTCTGCTCCTCGAACTGGCGTTCATAATCGGCCAGCTTCTTCTGCATCTCGGCCTTTTCGCGCTCGGCCTCGGGAAGCATGGCCTCCTGGTATCGCTCCAGAATACGCTTCTCGGCCCACTCGTCGAGATCGAGACCGGCGATCTCTTTCAGCGCCTTGGCCGGATCGTTCTTGAGTTGGCTCAGCGCCGCCTCGATTTGCTTGCGCTGATTAGCAACCTCGGCAAACCGCTTGTCGACCGCATGGGCCTTTTGAAGCCGCACGCGAATCTCGTCGTCGCTCAACTCCTCCTCGATGTCCTGTCCATCGACCTTGAGCGCGTATCGCCGTTTTTCGGCAGCGGTCGGAACTTTTGGTGCCGCCGGCTTGGCCGCGTCGGCTGGACTCTTGGCGGAACCAAGAGTCGGTTTCATCGCGGCATCCGCAGCCGCCGAGTCAAAACCCGAGGACCTTCCTTCGGACGACCCGGCGCCCGAAGAAACGAGGTCCTGGCCCTCGCTGCCTTCGGTCGCCGCATCGCCCGTGGGGGTGGATTCGGTCGTTCCGGTCTGGTTTTCCATGCGCCTTGCCTCTCGGTCACCTCTCGGGTGACGCTATCGGGGCGGGACTACCCCGCCGCCATTGTTCGGGTTCCATTCCTGACCCGTTGCAGGGTTCGTAGGCATTGATGGCATCTCGGCCCCGAGCGTCGGTCCTGTCGCGGCCATCGTGGGCGCGGGCGGCGGACCGGCTTCAGGTCCGGCGGGCATCGGTGCTCCGCCCGGTCCCATCGGCCCCATCGGTGGCGGCATCGGCTCGGGAGGTACCGGACGACCGCACAGCATCAGGAACCGCTGTCGGTACATCGGGTCCATCTCGACCTGTTCCAGCGGAACCCCGTAGAATTGCGAGTAGTGCTCGTGCATGTGCTCGCGATAAGCGCGAAGGACGTTTGGGTCCCGCCTTGCGGCCGGCGAAGCGACCGCAGCCGTGTGTTCCTTGCCGTGGAGCGGGTGGTCATCGGACAGGAGCACGACCGGAGTCTCGCCCCGCACCATGTCCTGATTCTCTTTCATGATGTTGACCAACTCCTCCTGAGTCCCCTTGATGATGGGTTCGAGGCGTCCGGTCTCAAGGACCTCAAGAACTTCCTGCGGTGTCTTGATGACCGACATCTGCACGAGCTGCATGGCCAACTCAAACCGGCCCGCTGCCGTCTGACTCACGGGATTGCCAAGTTCGACAACGACCTGATCGACGCTCTGAATCGTGTCCTTGTTGACCTCGGTCTCGCGAATGAGGTCCATCCGGCTCTTGCCGACGAGGCCGATCTTGAGCGGCAGCGCCGCGCGCGACCGAATGATGCGAAGGATGGAAGTACCCGCACTCACAAGCGCGTTGATGTAGTTTCGCTGGAGGACCGACGCTTGCTGAATTGCTTGGCTTTGCAGCAAAGCGAGCGCGGCACCGGACTCCTTGCCCGTCTGCATCTGCCCGCGCACCACGTTGTTCAGACCCATGAGCAGCTCTTCATGCGTTTTGAGGTCTTCAAGGTACTTGAACGCTTCCGGCGGGCTCTTGGTCAACTGAAGCGGCTGCGGGGGTTGGCTACCAGGGCGGTAGTAGATGATCCGCATCCCGCCGCCCAGGTCGTCCGGCTGAACGGGCGAACCCTCCTCGACGGCCAAAGACTGCGTGCCGAAAGTCGTGATGTTGGTCGTGATGGACGAGTTAATGCTGTCCATGACCTCCTGAATGCCGAGAATCTCAAAGTACGGCGTGTACCCGTAGGGCGTTCCCTGAAGCTCGGCGCAAGTGATGCGCTGGAGCGGAATCGCGCCGTAGGGAAGGATGGTGTCTTCGAGCACGTCGCCCGAGGACACGAACTTGACCATCCGCCCGAGCGGCAGAGATGCCGAGGGCTTGTGGTAGAAGTAGTACAGCGGCACGTCGTCGGTCGCGACCTTCAGAGCGTAGCCCGCATCGCCTCGAACCGGCAATTCCGGTGGAATATCGTGGATTTCTTTGGCCTTGGCCGGATACTGCGCCGAAAGGTCCCACTTGTTCTTGAAAAGGCGGACGATAACCCACTGGCACTCGGTGAAGTCGTTCTTGTAAGGGTCGCGGATGACGTCCCACGGGGCCGGATTGGTAAATCGGATGTCGCCGGTCTTGATGACGTTGCCGGGGTTCTCGGGGTCGACCGAATACTCTTCACCGAGGCTGGAATCCCATTCCTCGTGAATGAAACCCTCGGAAAGGGCGATGGCGCTCTCGACGGCCTTGGTAGCGTAGGTCGAGAACTGCCTGTTGTGCCAGTAATGCTCCAAAATCGCCCGCGCCGCCTCGACCTGACGCACGGCGTCGTAGTCCATTGTGCTGGCTCGAGGGTTCCACACGAACTGCGGAGACACGATGAGGTTCAGCAGCGTCTGAACGAGGCTTCGGGAGTGGTTGATGCGGATTTCCGCCAACTCTCCCTGAAGACCGCCGCGTGCCACATGCCCCGTGGCGTGAAATCCCATCGGGTCGTAGCCGTAGTAGTACCGCCAGGCGTGAGCCATGCGCGTGTCAATCTGCTGCACGCCCGTGTCGTACCGATATTGCTGGAGCTTCTCGACCAGCTTCGGTCCCAACTCCTCGGGAGGCTCGGTCGCGAAGTACTGCGTGTCTTTGTCCCAGAGATTCTGCGGCATGTTCGCCCCGTATCACGGTTGAAGCGTTCGAGGTACTGGTTTTTGGCTAGTACCGCGACGAAGGTCCTCGGTTTCGGCGGGTTCGTGCAAGTCTGCGCGAAAAAGGCGTGTCCGCCATGAGTCCGAGGCCGACCGGACTCGCTGTAGGGCGTGGAGAAAGCCACAAGTTCTGGGTCGTGACGGCTCCGTACCCTTCGGGATAGGGATTGTGGTGCCGATTAACGCCTCGACAGAGGTATTTGAGCGCGGCCACAAGGTCGAAGTGACCGTCCGGCGTCTTGGAGCCAGCTCTCGCAAAGTCCGTAGCCTTGTTGTTCCAGATAGCGTTTCGCATCTGCCGGACGAGATGCACGCACCTCGGGTCTATCTCGAGCTCGCGGCTCTGAATCATGTTTCGCACGAGGTTGATCGCCCCGAGCGAGTCCTGTTTTTCGGAAGCGCGGAACTGGATGCGGTGAAGCTGCCACAGATCCGCGATGAGGCGAGGGTCCACGTCACTGACACGGGCGTAAGGCTCTTGTCCCGCCCACGCTGCCCGCTCTTTTCGCGCGATTTCAGCGGCGATGTCACTCGTGCTCGGCCGATGCATGAGCGATTCGTCTTCGATGACGAGTTTTGCCCGCCTAAAATCCCAGTACCCGTACAAGATAGCGGTGCGGTCCTGAAAGCCGGGGTCCATGGCGACGTAGGCGTCGAAGTACGGGGGCCTGGGTGACGACTTGACCGTCTGCGCTTGTGCGTCCGCCGTGAACTCGGGCAAGACTGCACTGGCCGCGTCGGTCACGAACTCACAGAAGTACTCTCGCAATGCAGTAGTCGTGGTCGGTGACGCCTTTCCGGCAACGATGGCGTCCAAGAGCGCGTCCGGCTCACCGGCTTCCTTCAGGAACTCGGCTTTGACCTCCGGTGGGACGCGGGGATTGTCAAGAAGCGTGAACTTCACCGTCGCGTTCCTGCCGGCCAAGTCCTCGTAGATAGCGACCGAGTCGTGTCCGGGGCTCCGAGACGGGGTCGTCGCCAACAGCACCCGTCCGCCGGTCGTCAGCGTCATGGGCATGACGACGCTCGACACGACGTAGGCCAAGTCGTCCATCGTTCCGCACTCGTCGAGAATCACGAGGTCTGCCGCACCGCCTCGAAGGTTTTCGGCGTGCTCGCCGTTCACGCCCTTGAAACGGATGGTTGACCCGTTCTTGAAGCTGTAGACCTTTTGCTGCCGGTCGTAATCGGGACGCAAAGTCGACGGACAGTCCGGCAAGAGGTGTCCATCCACGATGTCGGTCACGATGTCGGCAGCGTCCTTGCCGGTCGGGGCAAGGTAGAGGATGCGGGACAGCGGTTTCTTGAGAGCGGTCTCAAATGCCTCAAGGACTAGCGTAAAGCTCTTGCCCAAGCGCCGTGAACACAGGAGGAAGAACTTGCGTTCCTTCGTGGCCGAGAGCGATGCCTTGATGCTCCGCTGAGTCGCGTCCAGCTTGTACGTCAGATTGCCGCGCGCCCATAGAGCCGATGCCGCTCGCTTCGCGAGCTCACGTTGGATGTCCTCGGGCGAAAACGTAGGGGTCATTCTTCGTTGTCACCGGGCCAAACGGCCAGCACCATCGCGATGATGCAGATGACCGCAACGACCTTCATCAAGGTCACGAAAGACTGTGAGTCGAGGTTGTTCATCGGGTCACCGTAGCATGATGGAAGGTCAAGGTCAGCATGACGGAAGTTTGTTGAGCATGATGGAAGTTCGGTCAAGGTCAGCATGACGGAAGTTCGGTCAACATGACGGAAGTTCGGTCAAGGTCTTGAATAAAGGTCACTTGGTTTGGAGGGGAAAAATTTTATAGGGGGGCTAGTGCTAGCGCGGGGCGGGCGGAAAGGGTTGGCCCCCCCCCCATACCCCCTACGCCTTGGGGTCAATATCGCTGCGGTCTACTACATCTTGCGTTGTGTCCGGGCTTGCCTGCCCCGATACAGGGGGACGGGGTACGACGATCCGCCGACGTGGGGCGCGCACCAAGGGAGGGGGGAGGGGGTCGGTAGGGGTTGTTGTCACGGGAGCGGACGGTAGTGTGACGGGCTCGAGGGGCCTGAGCGGGGCCTCAAGGGCTTCCGGTGGAGCGTCGGGCAGACTGTCCACGCTAGGCGACAGCGTACCTGCGGGGAGGACCACGACGGGCCGGACCGTGGACGGGGCCAGCGTGGCCGCTAGGCGCTCAAGCTCCGCGTCGGCGAGCTGCGATAGGGCTTCCGAAGAGCCCGCGTCCACGGACAGCGTCAGGGACGTTTCGACCGCCTTCCCAAAGCCGCGATCTAGAAGGATGGAAGCGGCCGTCGTCCGGTCGCGGTACGCGGCGTCAGAGTCAAGGGCCATTTCGACCAGGGCGTCTATCAGGGCTTGCCCGCCGTTCGTCGCATCGCGGACCATTTGCGCAATACTCTTTGTGCGCGAATAAGACGCATTTGAACTGGGGATAGTCCATGCAGTGGCGGGCGGTCGCTGCGTCATGGGTTTTTTGTACACCTTTCTGCGAATCGTGGCAATTTGCCACACAAGTTACACGGATAGTGGGGCAAAACGCCACACTAGAAAAAAGCACAAGCACCCCTTAATTTTTTCTTGACCCGTGCCGATGCTAGGGGTACAAGCGCACTCACCCCGAACGGCGTAGGGCCGGACGGACACTGAAAGAGGGAACGATGACAGTTTTTCACGCATCGAATTTCGGCCGATGGGCGGAGAATTTCACGGCGGATTTGGACGGTTTCGTCGCGACCACGCCCACCGCTGTCGCGGCCCTGAATTGGGAAGAGACGCTCACTGAGGCAATGGCCCTTGAAATTGCGACCGCGAACGCGGACCAACTCGTTACGGTCGAAATGCGCCTTGAGGCCTTTCGGGATACTCGCAGCTGCTAACACGTACGGGCCGCACAAGCGGCCGGAAAGAGCGACAGAATGAGCACTTTAGGTGACAAGCTGCAACAAGCATTGATTGACCTGCAGCGTGCGGCCGACGATGCCCGAAGCGCCCGTGAGGACGTCCTCGCGGCATGGGAAGAGCATGATTACGAGTGGCTCGTTTCGGCCGGATATCTCACTCAGTCCGACGTGGAGAACGCCTAACATGGACGGCCTAATCGACAACGCTTTCACGACCTTACCCGCGCTCATTCTCATGTCCGGCGTCATTTACCTGTGCCGCAAGGGCTTCTTCGGCCCGCATCAGTAGCCGTTCCACCCGTCCGGCGGCATGGTGCCACCGGACTACACGCACGGGCCGCTACCGCGGCCGGAGTCTCCTGCCATGAAGAATCCCATCCTGAAAGCCGCGCTTGCTTCCCTTCGTGCAGAGTACACCGCTCCGCTTTACGGTGACGACGGCCACGAACAGGGACAGTCGGTCTTCGCGCCGTGGATGCTCGCAAGGTCAGCGGACTGCGCGGCTCCAGAGCGTAACGAAATCGAAGGCGGCGCGTTCCTATGCGACTTGTTTGACTCTTTCATCAATGCACTAGAGTTTACAGCTATCGACGAAATCGACGCGCAGGCAGACGCTTCTGACATCCGGCGCGAAATCGAACGTCTTGCGGACAACGGCCATTTGCACGAAATTGCAGATAGTGCCGTCCCTGTTTATACGCACCGCAAATGGCAGACTTTCGTGCAGTTGGCTGCTTATGAAGAGGACGTTTCGGGGCTTATCGACACGCGGCAAGAGGTGACGGGCGACGTCGTCGCGAACGCGGCCCTTTATATTGTCGCGGACCGGCTATTGCGCGCGCTTTGCGAAGAGTTGGCAGACAAGTGCGACGAATGGGAGACGCTCTAATGGCCGAATTCAAGAACATCGCAATCCGCTGTCCTCTGCCGCTTGTGCAAGCGGTCGAAGCACTCCGGGATCAACGCGCAACCGAAAACCCCTACCAAATCCCGTCAATCGGCGCCGTGTATCGCGAGCTGCTGGCACGCGGACTCGAAAGCGTAGCGGTCGCGGCAACGTCGAAAGGCAAGGCGTAACATGGGCGAAAAATACACGCTTCGACACTTTCACACTCCAACCTTCAGTCCAAGCGCCGAGGGCTGGACCTACATCGAGTTCGGAAGCGCCGACGCTCGATGCACGGGTGGTGCGTGGTGGTACAAGGGCGACAAGGCTTTGGCCCTTGCCGAATTGGCCCTCCGCAAGCAAGCGCAACGCAAGGCGGCAGACGACTATTATGCAAGGCCATGGATCTGAAATTTAGACACAATCCCTTAACACCAGAGCCCCGTCGCCTATCTAGGCCGCGGGGTTCTTTCGTTTCTCCGGTCCGGTAATCGCACGTCGACGGTCTACGACGGCCTACGACGGCCTACGACGGCCTACGACGGCCTACGACGGCCTGCGACGCCCTGCGACGGCCGGAGACGCCCTGCGACGGCCGGAGACGCCCTGCGACGGCCTACGACGGCCTACGACGGCCTACGACGGCCTACGACGGCCTACGACGGCCTACGACGGCCTACGACGGCCTACGACGGCCTGCGACGGCCTGCGACGGCCGGAGACGCCCTGCGACGCCCTGCGACGCCCTGCGACAAACGCTTATCGGCGCCCGTTGCCGTCGCTCCTCCACCCCTCCTTCGTTTCGAGCCGCGTCAACCGCCCCTCTAGCACGACGAGCGCGGCCTCGGCCCTTGACGCCGAGGACGCCGCTCTTTCAGCGGCCTCTTTCGCGTCTATAGAGGAATTTCGGTATACGCGCGCGTGGGAGACGAAAATCTTCTCCAAGGCCCACGCGCCCGCGAGGGCGAGGAGGCCGAGAGAGACCGGAAGGGAAGGGTCGACGATGAGTCGAAGACCGACACCGACCGAAAGAGCCTCGATGACGGTGACCTTGAAGGGGGGAAAGGGGGTTTTCATTGGGGACCTTTCCCAACGAGGAACGCCCGCGCCATCTCGGTCCTCAATGCCGCGCTCGCTGCCGCCCGCCCGAGCGGTCCGTGGAGCACGCGAACGCTCGTAACGACCTTGCCCTCGGTCGTTGCGTGCAAGACCGCGTAACCGCCCTTCGCTTTCACGAGGCTGAGCCACGGCACCGTGGGGAGGGAATCATCGTCCTCGTGCGTCTGAGGATCGTTTCCGTTCGTTATGGGGGCATCCTTCCTCGGTCGTGGCATGTCATCGTCTCCTGGCTTGGTTGAGCCGGACCCGGTTGGCCGGCGATGGGTTCTTGCGGTACGCCTCACGAGCGGCCTTGTACGAGGGGCTGTCGAGCGGACCATCATCAAGGGCGACGGCCTCCTCCAGCTCGACGGTCTCTTCCTCGGCCATGTCCCATCCGTGGTAGGGAATGTCGGTCGTCATCAGGTCTCGGTTAGCGGCGTTCTTCGCACGGTACACTTCGCGCCGTTCGTCGGTCGACCACGTCACGTTGGTCTCGCCTCGGAAATCCGCGCCATAAAAGCGGTCGTTGAAGTCGGCGAGCCACTGGCGTTCGTCGAGGCTAAGCCGGTCCGCGTAGTCCTGGTCGACCCGCCAAGCGACCGAGCGGGGAAAGGTCGAGGCCGCGAGGCCGGTGGTGCCGCCTCGCTTGCAGTTCGTGGCCCTCGCCTTTCGACCGCGTTCGCCCACTTAGCCCTCGCCCCCGATGGCGACGTCCGCGCCAGCGTCCGCGGGGGCGATCTTTTGGCCGGTCACAAGAGCGAGCGCGGCATTGACCCCGAAGACATCGACTGGAACAGCCGCCTCGGTCGTCGGCCGGTAGGTGAACGCGGGGCGACCCCGCTTGCCGGTGGGTGCCGCCTTTGACTGCAAGACCCGGTTAGCGAGGACGAGGCGCTCAAGCGACCGGACGCACGTCACCTTGACGAAGCCAGTCGAGGCGACGACCTCGACGAGGGTCTCCGCGCCGGAGTGCAAGGC